CCTTCTAACATATTATATAAAATCTTTTTTTCATCTTTAGTAAGCTTTTGCATTTGTTTTGCAATACGAACAAAAGCAGATGCTATATCATTTTTAGTACCATCATATTTTTGTAGTAATTTTTTATAATCTTTTGTTAAACCATACTTATCTATAATACCTCTTCCTAATATTTCTGCAAGAGACTCTGTTACTTCTACAGGTTCATCAGTATCTTTACCATAAACTTTTTTTACTTTTTTCTTTTTTAATACAGTGACACCAAGATAACCTGCGGCTGCACCTAAAAATGCTCTACCAAATCTAGAACTTAAAGGAGCATTAATATCAAAGATGGGTGCTTCAGCATCAGCATTAAATCCAACTAATCCACCGGCAATGGCTGTCCCCCCTTCTCCTGTGGTTGCTACTTTTAAAAACCTTTTACCATAATTTTCTTCATAACCTTTTAAGTCATTTTTATTTTTTTTATAA